TCTTTTAAGGGTTCATTAATATTTACAGAATCTGGAGAAGTAGAATTTAGTTCTATCCAAGATATAAAACCTATTAGAAATTATCCTTTAGGAAAAACAGATTTAAAAGAAGGATGTCTTGAGGTTTGGATTAAACCTCAGAAAAATGATCAAGGAGTAGTTCCGAAAGGAGTATATATTCTAGGAGCAGACGTCGTAGATAAAGCCAGGGCTACTACTAACTCATTGCCGTCAGTGATGGTAATGAATAGATATACGAGACAAATAGTAGCTGAATACACAGGTCGTACTGACAATCCAGAAGATTTCTATGAGGTTTGTAGAAAATTAGCATTGTATTATAATGCTACAATTATGTATGAAAAAAACTTAGTAGGTATGTATACTTATTTCGATAGACATAAAGCAACTTATCTTCTAGCAGATACTCCTTATCAATTACGTAATGCGGATACATATAAAATAGGAACTAATACTTCTAAGGGTATTGATGCATCAGGTAAAGTAAACGTAGAGGCGAGAAATTTAATTAAATCTTGGCTGCTTGAAAGAGTTTCTGAAAAAGTAGAAAAAAGAGTTTTAGAAACTATATACTCTCCTGCTATTTTAAAAGAATTGATTATGTGGAATCCTCACGGCAACTTTGACCGTGTATCAGCGTTAGGTATGTTAATGTGGCACGATGCTACACTACAAGCTACAACAGTTAAAAGAACAGAAGAAATCAAATCATTTTTAGATGATCCTTATTTTGCTAAAATGGGAGTATTGAGAAAAGTGCCTTCCGCACCTGGTTTAGAACAAGCAGATTCTTTTGATAGTTTTTTTAATCCTTAATTAAAAATATTATTTTTAAATTTGTTTTTTAAATAGAAATTTATATGGCTTACGATTCTAAAACTTCAATGCAAGGATTCCTCAATTTTCCTAGGCAAAAAATGCCTGAAAAGAAAAAGGATAAGGGTTGGTATAAAAAAAATATTGACTTTGCAGAACATATCCTTACTTCAGATTTTGATCTAAGAGCCAATTTCGCAAACAAAAGAACTAATTATAATCTAAGGGTTAACATTATTAATCCTAAAGATTTTGAAAGATTTATTAATCCTGACCATCTAGATTTAGAATCTCTTCCTGCCTCTTTTCAGCATATTGGAATTGAGAATAATAAAATTAATCTCCTTCTCGGAGAATATTCTAAAAGAAAAAAAGAATACAAAGCCTACCTATCTGCTAATGATCAAGAAGGAGTTTCAAGAAAAGAAGAGCAATTAAAAAAAGAATTAGACAGAACTATCTCTGACATCATTATGAATACTTCTATTTCAGAAGAAGAGATTCAAGAAAGATTAGCAAAATTTGAGAAATATACTCGCTATGATTTTCAAGATATAGCAGAAATTACTGCAAATAAAATTCTAAAAAAAGAATATAAACAACAAGACTTTGATTTCACATTCCTAACTACTTTTGAAGATCTACTTACAGGGGGCGAACAAATAGTATATTGTAATGTTTTAGGAGGAGAACCTGTGATGAGGAGAGTGAATACATTAAACTTATTTACTCTTGGAGGAAATTCCATGTTTATAGAAGATTCGGATATTATCGTAGAATATGGATACCTATCAGTAGGACAAGTTATTGACGATTATTGGGATGAACTCTCAGAAGCTGATGTAGACTTTTTAGAAAAAGGTACTCTTGCTTCCAACTCTACTAGAAGTCTGGGACTTAATAGAGATATTTCTATATTTGACTATTACGGAGAGGAGAACGCTCTTCAAATTTTTACACCAAATCAATTAGCCACAAGAACTTTTGCAGGGGCATTCGATTCATATGGAAATGTAAGAGTTGTTAAAGTATGTTGGAGATCGAGACGTAAGATAGGAAAGCTTAAATATTACGACCCGTTTGATGGAAGTGAGCAATATGATTATGTAGACGAAAAATACGTACCTAATAAAGAACTTGGAGAAGAAGTAGAATGGACTTGGGTAAATGAATGGCTTGAAGGAACAAAAATAGGTGATGATATTTATGTATGTATGAGACCTGTACCATTTGCAGGAAAATCCTTAGTAAATAAATCTAAAGGAACTCCCCCATATATTGGCACAGTAAATTCTACTAACGATTATCGAGTACGTTCCCTTATGGATATCATGAAGCCATTGGCTTATTCATATGATATTGCGTACTATAAGAGAGAATTGGAAATTGCTACATATAAAGGAAACTTTGCGGCTATCAATGCTTCTATGATTCCTTCAGGATGGAAACCTGAAGAATGGATTAGATATGTAACTGTAAATAAATTTGGTTGGCTAGATCCTACAAATGAAATTCTTAAAGGACCTTCTCAAGGTAAATCTGCAGGAGCCTTTAATACACTTACTGCTACAAATGTACAGTTAGGAGATCCTAACGCAATACGTATGTATACGGAACTTTTATTAGATATAGAAAATACTTTAGGTAAAATTGCAGGAGTTTCTGGGGCTCGTGAAGGACAAATTCAAAATAGAGAAGCTGTAGGTAATGTAGAAAGAGAGGTAGCACAGACTTCTCATATTACTGAAAAATGGTTTGCCATTGATGCTAACTTCCGAAAAAGAGCTTTAACTAAATTCCTAGAATGTTGTAAATACGCTTATAAGAAAAATCCTAAGAAAGGACAATTCCTGTTAGATGATATGGGAATGGAGATGATTAATCAATTTGACGAATTTGCTATGTCTGAATTCGATATCCACATCTCTAATTCTACTGAAGACACTATGTTGTTCCAGGAGATTAAATCTTTGGCACAAGCAGCTATACAAAATGGACAAGCGAAAATTGAAGACCTTATCTCAATTGCTCAGTCAGAATCTGTTCAGGAAACTGCCCGTAAGCTTAAGGAATCCTCTGAGCAGATTAGAAAAGAGCAAATGGAGCAACAACAACAAGCGCAAGAATCTCAACAACAAATGAAACAAATGGAGATTCAAGCAGAGCAACAAAAAACTGCTATCGAAATTGAAGAAAAAGCCAAAGACCGTGAGGTTAAGGTTATGGAAATCCAGTCTAAAGAACGTATAGCTATGGCCAAAGAGATGTTAGCAGATGGTAGAGATGCTCGTAGAATTGATACTGATAAGAATGGAATAGACGATAGATTAGATATTGAACGAACTAAAATAGATGAAAAGTATAAAGATGAGACCATCCAATTAAAGCGAGAGGAGCTAGAAGAACAGAAAAGAAAAAATAAAGCAGATGAGGCTTTAAAGAAAAAAGCATTGAATCAGAAAAGTAATGATTCAAAATAATGCTATAGCATTATAGTGTTTTGTATATATTTTAAATATACAGAGTATATAAATTTTTTTAATATTGTATAAAAATAGACAGCATGAGTAAAGAAGATTTATTTGACGGGATACAAATTATGTCTCCATCAGAGATCGAAAATTCACTTAACACAGAAACAGAAGAGGGAACTGTTAATGTAGGTGAAGAAGAAGAAACATCATCACAAGCGAGTGACGGTGATTTTAAAATTTTAGAACCTGGAAGCACTGATGATCCAACAGGTACTACAGAAGAAGTAGAGACTAATTCTAATGTGAGTACAGAAGACTCAGATCAACCTAATGCTTACTCAGCATTAATCAGAGACATGATTAAGGACGGAACTTTAACAGGTCCTGAGGGAGAAGAGTTAGAAGAAATGTTGAAAAATGCTTCTAGTGAAACAGTGAAGAAATTCATTCAAATGACTGCAGAAAAGAGTTTTAAAGCTCAGCAGGAAAATTGGAAAAAGAATTTAGATCCTGTTAAAAAGAAGTTTTTGGATATTGAAGATGCTTTTAATGAAACAGATAGAGCAATTCAAATGGCCCAAAGACTTGCGTTCTTTGAAAATTTGTCGTTAGATAAAGTAGCAGAAGATGAAGAGCTTCAAAAAAATATTTACTACGAGTATCTAAAAGAAAAAGGTTTTACAGACGAAGAGGCTGTAGAAGCAATCGAAGATGCTATTTCTGTAGATAAACTTAAAGAGAAGACTTTAAAAGCGATTCCTACTTTAAAAGAAAGTACTGAGACTTATATAGAAAATTCCAAAAAAGCTAAGGCTGCTGAAATGGAACAAGCTAAAAAAGCGAATGAAGAGGCTTTCAATAAATTAATAACGACAATAGAAGAAAAAGAAGAATTTGTTCCTGGACTTAAATTGAACAAAGTAGCAAAAGACAAAGTAAAGTCTAATATTACTACAAGCGTTTATCAAGATAAAGAAGGAAACAAATACACAAGCTTAATGTATAAGCAAATGAGGAATCCAGCAGAATTTGAAATGCTGATTAATTATTACGATACATTAGGACTATTTAATTTAGATAATGTAGGTAAGTTTAAACCAGATATTTCTAAATTAAAGAATATAGCAAAAACGGCTGCTGTATCTGAATTGGATCAAGTCCTTGCAAGAGAAAACAGCCAAGGAGTAGGACAAAGAAATAGTCAATCTGTTTCTAATACTACTAAAGGAGCTTTAGACTTATTGGAAAAAGCTTTTGGAGAAAAAAGGAAAAAGTAAATTTGTCAAACAATAAAATAAAAAAGAAAAATGTCATTACTTCCATTACAAAAGTATGAAGCAATTGATTACAATGGTCTGGTAACAGATAACCATTTTCATGCGCTTTATATGCAAAAACCACAATTGATTAGCAACGTAATCAAAGAGATTTACAAAACTAATCTTCAAGGTAAATTGCGTGAGTTCGTAGATCGTTTTCCTGTAAAAGAAGTAGAACAAGAAAATGGGTTCTACAACTGGATGTTACAAGGACAACACGATAAGAACATTCCATTGGTAGATGCTGAAGATTTTGCAGGAAACACTGTTTCTGCAGGTTCTTTCCCTGCTACTATCGGAGCTAACGGACAACGTTTTTATCTAATCTTCGATGAACCTTTGTTTGAAGAAACAAACGTTCTTCGTGGAGAATCTGACGATTACCACTTCTTAGTTAAAAAAGCTATGGATGCAGGTTCTCGTTATAAAGTTGAGGTAGAACTAGTAACTTCAGACAGCAGTGCAGTAGTACCTGTAGCTGAACTTGCTATCGGAACTCGTTTCTCTAAATTCTACTCACTTTCTCCTTCTACACTTTCTTATCAAGGTGCTAAGCCTTACTTCACTTCTCCTTGGAGAATGGAAAACCGTCCTACTACAATGCGTATGGAGTATGAAGTAGCAGGTAATACAATTCAAAAAGGTAAAAATGAGCCATTAGAATTTGGTTTCAACTACAAAGGACAAACTGAAAAAGTGTGGATTAACTACCAAGATATGGTAGCACATCACCAATTTGAAGAAATGTTCGCTCGTGCGTTGATGTACGGTAAACGTAACTGGACTGCAGACCACAAATACTTGAACAAAGATGATAAGACGAAATATGCTATCGAAGCAGGAGCAGGTTTCTTCGAGCAAATCGCACCATCTAACGTTCACTACTACAACACTTATAACCTAGATTGGCATTTGGAAATGCTTCTAGATATGGGAGTTGGTAAAATCGAACGTGGTCGTAGAACAATTCACATCCTAACAGGTGAATTTGGAGCAATTGAGATTTCTAAGCAAATCCAAGCTAAGGCAGGAAATACAGTAACAATCGTTTCTGATAAGTTCTTGACTAAGAATACAAATGCTGGAAACCTTGGTGGTTCAAACACTAAAGGATTGATGGAGCCTCAGTACAATGTATATGAGTGGTACAACGGAGTTACTCTTAAAGTTGAAATCCTTGATTTCTTCGATGATGATGTGTACTTCCCACAACGTCACCCTGATGGTTTAGGAGTAACGGAGTCTCACCGTATGTTGGCACTTGACTATGGTGAAGAAGCAGGAATCTACCGTATCAAACCTAAAGGAGTTCCAGATTTCAATTGGGGTTATATCCCAGGTATGCGTGATCCATTCTCGCCTGCAGGTAAAACTCAAGCTCGTCACATTTCTTCTAGAATTGACGGTTATGAGGTACACATGCAAAAATGGGGTGGTATCATGATTGAAGACCCTACTAAAGTTGTTGATTTACGATTAAACGTAGAGAGATAATAAATAAAATTAGTTCCCCCTGTAAATCAGGGGGGACTTTTTATAAAAAGAGAAAAGCAAATTAAAATTTAATATGGAGACAGCAGAAAAAACAACAGCAAAAAAGGTTTACGGTTCCTTCTTAAAAGAACAGATTGTAAGCGTTAAACCTATAGAATCTTCAGGAAAATGGAGTAACCTTTTAGTTAAGGGTCAGGATATGAAAAAAGATCCTTTCCTCTACAACAAAGTAAAAAGAAGTTTCCAAGTTCCTTTAAATTCTGAAAGATTAGGTGGGGGGGTTAAAGTGATTTTGGATAATCAAAAGAGAGTACTAATTAAGAAGTACGAAAATGAGTATCCAGACGGAATGACAGAACAAGAGTTCTTTGAAAAAGAATTAGGAGCTGATTTAAATCCGTTCAAACTAAAAGATGAAAACTTTTGGAGAATGGATAAAAGAGCAAGAATCGTTCTTACGAAAGAAGGATTAACTCTAAACTTGAATCAGACTCTTGATATGTTAAAGTACAAGATTCTACTTTCAAACAAAACGAGAGTATCTCCCTCATATGAGGAGCGTAAGAACTCTCAAAGTTATGAGTTTATGATCGTAGACGAAGGAAGACTTATTTCTAAAAGAGTTGAAGAGGCTAGTACAAGAGCAAGTGCTTATGTTAAGTTCTCAGAAATTACTAGAAATAAAGCTTCTATGGTTGGATTTATTAAATCACTTGGTAGATCAATTCCAATCAATCATACAGAAGATTGGCTTAAAGGAGAAATTCTTAATGTACTTGAGAATGACTCTGTGAAATTCCTTTCTATTGTAGAAGATCCTAATTACGAAAATCGTATTTTTGTTCAGGAAGCAATTGAAGCAGGAGCTATCAAAAGAATGAATGAAAGACGATACGTATTGGATAACGGTATCGAGTTAGGAGATTTGATTGGTACAATTAACTGGTTAAATGATCCTGATAACCAAGAAACAAAAATGAGAGTAAGAACTCAAATTGAAATGAGTAAAAAATAAATTAGATGACTGCAAACGAAATGGCTGATGAATTGGAGTTGAAAGCTGACAGAATGTCAAGCTTTGGTTCTCCTGGATATGAAGATGAAGATATCTCTTCAGTTCTTACTGAAGCCGAGGCAATGTATGTCAAAAAATTTATAGATGGAAAAAATAATCGTAAAGGCGAAAGTCTTAACGAGACAGAGATTAGGGACCAGGGGCTCAGTGCTCTTATAAAAAGAGGAGCTGCGCTCTCTGTGTCCTCATCTCAAACTGATGTATTAACTTACGGAAAGTTCTTTGATTTACCTACTGACTTTATGTACACTATCCACGAAGAGTGTGTTATAAACAAACAATTTTGTGGAGGAGATTTTATAGTCGG